TGAATTTCTTAGAGAGCTTGACAATGACTTACCATCTGGAGAAAAGCTACCTAGAAATGAAGATGGCTCATTTAATCTTCGTGCGAAAGACGAAGGTTCGGTAAGACTAGGTACTAAAAAATACGCAGGGTTTAATATAAAAAGCTCTAAACAGCTATTAGAAAAACTTACTTTAATCTTGCCTAAACCTCCGATGGATAGCGAAGGTAAGCCTAGTGTATCTAAAGAAGCACTAAGGTTATGTGCTGCTGATTCGCATACGGTCCAGACGCTTATGACTTGGAAGAGAAGAGAAAAGCGTAGACAAATGGCAGAAAGCATACAGGATAAGTTATCTGAAGATGGTTTTGTTAAGGCTTCATATATGCAGTTAGGTGCAGATACAGGAAGAATGTCCAGTATTAAACCTAATAACCAACAGATACCTAGAGATTCAGAGTTTAGACAGTGTGTTCAAGCACCTAAAGGTTGGAAAATAGTTGACGCTGATTTTTCACAGATGGAATTAAGATTGGCTGCTGCCCTTGCGAATGACCGTAACATGATAAAAGCGTTCCAAAGTGGAGAGGACTTACATGAATACACAGCTAATCAAATGGGTTGCGAAAGACAGATAGCTAAATCAGCAAACTTTGGTTTGTTGTATGGTGCAGGGGCAGAAGGTTTACGAAAGTATGCTGGAAGCAGTGGTGTGATTATGTCTTATGAAGATGCAGTCAGGATACGCGATAGTTGGTTAAATACTTACAGTGGTATCAGAGAATGGCAGAAAAATAATCTAGACATAGCAAGAGATACCGAAGACGATGAGTGGGCCGAAGTAAGAATACCTCAAACTAATATGAGGAGATTTCTTAAGGGTAAACTTAATCGAGTAACTGTAAGATGTAACACACCAATACAAGGTGCTGGTGCTGCAATATTGAAGTATGCCTTAAAGGATTTATGGCTTCAAGTTAAACAACAAGGGGAGGACAAGGTAAAGATCGCAGCAGCCGTTCACGATGAATTAATTCTTTTAGTTAAAGAAGATTTAGCAGATGAGTGGGCTGAGATTCTTAAAACTACAATGGAAAAAGCGGAGGCTATTTGGCTCGGTGACGTACCAGCATTAGCTGAAGTATCCATAGGCGATAAGTGGAGCGAGGTTCATTGACTAGGCAAGATCGCATAAACGCAGCACTAAAGCGTATCCAGGAATTAGAAATTCTTATCAAGCATTGGTCAAAACATAAATGAACAGACTCCCTTTACACAAGTTGGGGGATTTTATAGAAAAAAGAGGATTATCAGTCTTAGGGCATTGTTACAAATGCAATAAGATTAGTTACCGCACCCAACAAGAAGCTAAAAAAGAAGCAGCAGACATGAGAAAACAAGGTAAAAACCACGCTTATGTCTATGCTTGCCCAAAAGGAAACGGATGGCATCTGACATCCATGAAACCACAAAGCACTAAAACTCCAAAAACCAAAAAACCATCTAAAAGCGTTTCGACTAAAACTAACAAACGAAGGAGAATGAACAAATGATTGGTATTTGCAAAAATGAACACGGTTGGTATTTATCCAAGCACAATAAACAGCTTGGAGTAAAATACTACAAAACGCTAACGGAGGTAATGCCTGTTGCCTATGCAGAAGAATATCCGAGTAGATCTGATGAGAGATCTGTACAAAGAAATACCGAAAGCAACTACCAAGGATTTGGGTAGTATAATTGACTTTCTTAAAAGAGCTAGAGAAGTTCGCACTGGTAAGACTCAGAAAAGGAGAGAAGCCAGAAAAAAGTATGTGGAAAAGCAACTTGATAAAGCCGATTTGCCGTTTTGGTGGTAAAGTAGTACAAGAACAACCTTGTAAATGGCTCTAAAACACGGAAACAAAAGTTATTATCAGGTATTAATCGACCCAAATAGAGCAGAACTTATAGAAAAAGCTGCTGACAAAGAAGGTATGCGAGGTACTGCGTGGGTAAGAAAGGTAGCTTATGAAGCATTACAACGTGAATTTTCTAGTTCTGAATATAAAATCGCTGAAGCCAAAGACGAGTTGATGTGGAGAGAATCTGTGCAAAGACGGATTGACGGAAGAAAGCAGAAAAACTAAAACAATTTTAAAAAATGAAAAGAATAACATGGGTCGAGTGCCCAGGCTGTAAAATGTACAGCGACCAGAAGGTCATTAAGTCTGAACGAAACTCAAAATTTATAACAATTCGTAGACGGCTCTGTTATGAGTGTGGACACAAGTGGTTTACGATCCAGTACCCAGAAATGATAGTGCCTGATATACAGGCTCGCTACGCATCTCGTGAATGACGTTTCGTTATTTTTTTGTACTTCCAGTGCATATGTAGCTGTTCCATCCACCATCTAAGTTTATGTATTCCTGTAGTCTTTTTTGTGGGGGCTTTCATTACAGCTAATGTCGCCTCTAGCTCTATTACTTTCATCATTGCTTTAGATAAAACTGCTTCGGCTCTTGCATGATTTTTCATCATATCTATACAAAAAGCTTTTAGTTTATCTATATCTTCGCAATTCTGTACTTCTCTACATCTAAGCTCTATGACTAATTCAGCTTCGGGGGGTAATTCCGTATGGATCATTTTTAAAAAGCCGTCATCTTTCATTTTATTGGAGATTTGTAGTAGAGCCTGGGAACATCCTGGACTCAATAAAAGCAACTGCTTGATCGTCTATTGTGTTATCTGTTTGTTTAGCTATAGCCTTTAACAGATCCACTATCAATCTCTTCATTGCTTTGGATTTGATAAAGACTAGAAGAATAGGTTTTAGAATTTTTACCATCGTTTTTATGTGTTACTTCCCAAACATAGCTCTTTTGCTAGTATTAGACAAGAGTTTGCACTTCTATGGAAGAACAAGAAGAAAAGGAAGGTAATCGTGTCGAAACGATTGTTAAAATTGCAGTTCTTGTTTGGTCTGCTGGAATGTTAACAGCTTCTTATTATGAACCTCCTGATGGAAAGAAGATTGTAGACTTTGATCCAACTTTCATCGCATCGATTTTTTCGGGGAGTTTAGCCAGTTTTGGTTTACAGGTTGGTAAGAAAAAGAACAATAATGCTCCTAAAATAGTAGATAATAGTAAAAACAACGTAGGCATTAAATGAAACGACTACTACCTTTTATTTTTCTTGTATCCGCACCAGCTTATGCAGATATAACACATAGTATTCAATCAGTAGCAAGTGTATCTACATTAGGTGCAAGTGCCACGAGCGAGCGTATTGGATCATCTATAAGCGTAGCTGGTACGAACGTAACGCCAAAAGCTAATACAGTAGCCGGTCAGATAGGTTCTCTTGATTTAGCTGATGCTGGTATCACTAGCGGTGTTCCTACTGTTGACTATGACACTAGCTTTAATGTTGTAAACACAGGAGATGCGTTTTCGGCGTCAGAAACTTACATAGAAGCCGATGCTATTCCAAGTTTATTATCTGCCACAGTAACAAACGGAGTAGTTCCATCGCTACCTTTACTTGGTAAAAACACAGTTATATCTGGTGGAGATCCTGGTTCTGTTGCTATTACATTGGATAGTGGGCAAGCATTGACAGTAAACCTAGCTGACATGGGTGCTGGTACAACTGCAACTCTTCAGTCCACTATCACTCTTGGCCTTGATTAATGAGATGGTTTCTATTCCTGTTTCTTACAGTGCCTAGTGCGTATGCAGGAAGTATCACACCAAGGTTTACAACAGGTCAGATGGAATCCTCTAGTCGTAGCGTATCTACGATCCAAGAAACGATTGTTACTGAAAACTATAGAACAGGTTTCAGTTATACAGTACAAGGCCATAATATTAAAACAGACTCATATATCTCACCTGATGCGACATATACAACAAGTCAGAATACAGGCAATGGAGCAGTTAATTTTCAATGGGTAACACCAGAATTAACAAGCAAGCCTCAGTGGACAATAGTGACAGAAGGTTCAGATTTCAGTTTGGTAGAAAATTTCTTAGCTCCAGGGTTAGATGCAGTATCGGTGATAAATCGAACTCAAACTATAGAAACTCAAAGCACATCCTTAAGTATCTTTTCCCAATAAGTTTACTTTTTACAAGTCCTGTTTATGCTAGTAATACTATAAGTTCTCCTTCCGCTTCATCATCTGGAACGGTTATCAATAATGGCTATCAAACAATAAATGGAAACTTTCCTACTCATAGATTTTCAAATGGAATACAATGTCAACTTCCTACTTTGGCTATCACTCCCTTTGTCACTAAAGGAGAAAATTTTTCCCTTCCAAGAAGTACAATCTCTCGAACCAATATTTATGACACTGCAAAAGACAGTGATACAGGCCAGTTGCTTAATCCTGGGAACATTTTATATGTTGCAGAACAGGAACGATTAGATCAAACAGTATATAACCTAAATTATGGAATCACTGCTAGTTTCCAAATCCCACTTGGAGGTGGAGGTTTTAATAAGGAATGTTTACAGGCTGCACAAACATATAGGAAATATCAGGAGTTCATGCTTGATGCCAAGAAATTAGAAGTCAATCTCAATCGTCTTAAAATATGTGCCGAACAACTAAAACTTGGTGTTAAGTATGTAGGAGAAGATGCTGTTAGCTGTAGAAATGTTGTGCTGACCACCGTTCCAAATCAAGTTATCCCACATACTCACAAATTAAAATAGACAAGCTACGGGTATCCACTTGTCTAAAAAAGCAACTGCCGACATCTAAATTAATAGATACACGCTCTAATTTTCAACAGGTCACTATGCCTGTGACAGATGCTTATGTACTATTCTACATCTTTTTTCTTCTTTGTAAGCCTCTTTATAAGATTTTTTACCAAAGGTTTGACAAGATTAAGCAGTAGTGGAGTAGTGGCAGCAACGCTAGCAATAACAGCAGTGCTAACAAGCTGTGGAGGATTCGGTATGTACTGATCTTTGAAGGGTACGTCTTCATAAAGAGTGATACATTCAATCCCATCTTCTCCCCTTTTATAACCTTTTACACGCTCCAAACGCTTTTCATTAACAAAACTTCCTACTCTTAAATCTTTTTTACCAGGGCAGGGTGGTATTTCTATTGTTTCTTTCTCTTCTTTTTTCTTTGGAATAACAGGTCTATATTCTGGTTGCTGCGGAGATTGCGTAGGAGCTACTGTTTTTATAAGTTTACTTGGATCGTATTCTATTGGATTAAACGAAGGCATCTCTCCTTCTGGACAAGTTATATACGCTTTTCTGTCGTTGTATAAAATACTAGGATTTTTTGTTATTTCTAAATCTCTGTGATATAAATTACAGCCTGGAATATTACCTGTTAAAACGTGTTCTGGTACAAGGGGTGTTTCTGGTATATCTATCTTTGGTATTTTTATCTCAGGTACTTTAATCGTAGGCATCTCGTTTTTTCAGCACTTCTACTTCCGCAAAGCATTTAGGACAAGATAAATTAGTCATTACTGAAAATTCAGGATAGGTTGGCATAGAATCATCTATATCAATATCGCCACCCCAAATTAGTTCAGTATCACACCAATAACATTTCATTATTGTTTCCATTTACTTTTTGTTTACCATTCTATACTTTTTAAACTAATCAACAATAATACAATTAATATGTTTTGTTACTTGTCCTACTAACTGATATTCAAACGCTGGACTTTTCATATACAAAAAAACTAATAATCCAGAACTAAAAGTGACAGATGATAGAAATAAAGCTAAGTAAGCAATAAATCTTGTTCTTATTCTGTTAGTTGTTCGTTTAAAATTCATTAGGAATTTTTATTGAGGGGCCGGTAACTTTTGGTAAACCTTGATCTAATACCTTCGGCATCATTCCTTGAACATTACCAAGAATCTCATTCATTACTTTAGATTTAAACTGCTCTGAAGTTACATACTTATAACCTATATACCCTGTCGCACTCATGGAAGCTACCATTATAAATGAAACAATGCTCAAAATTTGACAGATGCGATTTAGCATATATTTAAAAATTTTTATATTATTATCTATTATAGCCATCACTCCCCCTTACTTAATATTAGGCTTTATAACAAGACAAACCACAACTAAATTTAATTAATAGCTTTAGTTCTGCAAAATTTTACTCTACACGCTCCAGAACAATATTTACGTCTTTGCTCCATTGTTTTAAAGGTTTTACCGCAGACAGGGCAATCTCTAATTAATATGCCTGTTACTGTTACTTTTTTTCTGTTTCTTTTTCTTGTTCCATTTCTAACCTGTCATCTAATATAGCTTTTACTGCAATAGCTCTATTTTCACAGTTTTTTTGAACTTGAACCGCCTGATTATAACTTTCCTGTAAGGTTTTTAATTCTTCCTTTAGCTCTTCTGTTGTTTTTCTAGGCATAAATTAAATCTTTGTTTTTCCTAGTGTAACAGCAGCATCTTGTGCTGTGAAGTCTTCAGTTGTCCAAATACTAGTAGTACCATCTTCTTTTTTGTAAGCCTTGATAATTTCAAGGTGTCTTACATTTCTATCTATTTCTTCTTTTTGCTCATCTGTTAAAGAAGATAAAGCAGCAAGGGTGTTAATTACAGTTACGCTATCTCCAGCATTAGCAAAGATAGTTGCAATTTCTTCAGCAGTGCGTTCAGCCATAGGTTAAATTTCTTCTTCAGAAGTCCAAACATCTGTATTTAGTATAGTCCTAATTTGATCTTTCGTATATGGCCCCTCTGTTCCTGTTAAATTACTAACACAGTCTGGAGGCGTATCACCGTCCCATTTTATAAATGTTTTTGTATTATCAACTGATTTTCTAAGAGTATCAGCAGAAGTTTCTAAGATTTGTGAAAAGTTTATTTTATCAAGTTCAGAGGACTGAATAATTAAATAATTTCGTGACATAATTAATCATGATAATTGGCTTTAGTAGCGTTGTAATTAGTTAATACTTCACTAGCTGTCAATGCTTTCCCTTTATAAACATGGACTTGTGCAACTGCACCATCTAGAAATAAATTTTGGTTTCTATTTCTACCTACATTAAAACAATTTTTAACATCTGTAGCAGTAAAAACCCCAACATTACTTGAACCCCAAGTTGAATTAGTACCTGAAGTCTTATCTATACTGCCATCAACATACAACTTACATTCATTTTCTGATCTATCATTTACTACAACAATGTAATACCACTGATCTAAATTTCGAGTTTGCGTAGCTGTACAGTCAATGTTAGTACCTCCTGTTCCTAACCTGTATCTAAATTTAGTACCAGAATGACCGAATTGCCAAGCACCACTTGTATTACCAGGGCCACATGATAAAAACCCTTCGAAGTTACTTACACTGTCAAATTTTACCCAGATACCAAGGGTATAATCACCCGTTCCGAATTGGAAAAATGATTGATTTAAAGGAGATGCAGCATAATCATTTGTGCCGTCAAATACTATAGCTCCACCGTTATCACTCGTGAAAGTTGGACCATTTGTAAGAGTTAAATCATTTCCATCGCCACTTAAATCACTCCAAGTTGTACCACTGCCTGAATAAGAACTACTGTTACTAGCGTCTAAATGTAGAACAAGGTTAGTTGTAATAAGACTTGCCGTACCACCTGATTGCTTCCAATCAGAAGATACTTTTGCGTGTAGTTCACTACCTTCTTTCCATGTGCCATTGACATTAACGTAATAATTACTTGCTGTTTTCCAAGTACCGCTAACGTTTACATAAAGTTCAGACATAATTTAAGCAGTGTATTTAATCCAAATATCGCCATCTGCACCACCAGAAGGTGCGGATGTAGAGGCATAAATCACTCTCACGCCAGCCGTACCAGAAGCAGTCGAAGCGACACCAGAAAACTGACCACTATCATTTATCTCAAAACTATTAAGTCCAGGTATTCTAAATTTAGTTACATCTGTGTTACCAATTGTGACTTCGTTTGAAACGTTTCCTGCACTAGGTTTTGCTTTATAACCTAAACAGGTATTATTATCGCCAGTCAAATATGTACCCGATACTGCAAATAAAGCTCTATATCCGATCATAGTATTTTGTTGCCCGGTACTGATATATTGACCAGCTTCTGCACCTACACAGGTATTTTCCCCACCTGTAGTGTTAGCTGCCATGGCTATATGTCCAACCGCAGTATTATAATTTGGTGTCGTAGCAGCCTTTAAAGCATCTGTTCCTATTCCAGTGTTTCCACGCCCCACAGTAACATCCTCTAGAGCATACGCACCAACAGCTACATTCAGTGATCCATAAAATGTATGTTCTCCACCAGCATTATCAGCAGATTTTAATGCGTTATAACCTATACCTGTATTTTCATAAGAATCCTTTGTAGCTTTACAAGCCTCAAATCCAATCGCTGTAACGCTAGAACCCGTAGTTACATTTGCAGCAGCTTCAGAACCAAAAGCCGTTATTCCATCTGCTGTAGTTAAATCTGTACCAGCGTTATACCCAATTAAGGTATTATGAGTGCCTTGGCCAGAAGTAATAGCATCACCAGCATTAGTACCTCCAATAGTATTATTGTCAGAATCAGAACTTAAACCACCACTACTGGCTGCTGCAAAACCAGCTTCTCCATTAGCGTCTACGGTAAGAACGTGACCATTAGTTGGTGTCCCGCCATTGTCTTTTAAGACTACATTAATACCAGGAACTCTAAACTTAGAGGTAGAACTATTACCAATCGTTACTTCATTAGAAACTGTTGCTGAACTAGCTACTGCATCATATCCTATAAGAATATTATTTGATCCTGTAGTAAGATTGTTTGTTCCTGTAAAACCAGCCCCTTCTCCTAGAAAAATATTATTAGAACCTGTAGTGACAGCTGCGCCAGCCTGATGTCCAACCCCTACATTATTGGAAGAAGAAGTAACTTGTTCTAAAGCTCCAGCACCTATTCCAGTATTGTATCCACCTGTAGTGCAACTTGTTAAACAATAAGCACCAAGCCCAGAGTTTCCAGTTCCAGTAGTAACACTTTTTAAACAATAACCAATAGCAGTTAAATTATGTGCAGAAGTGATTTGTTTTCCAGCTTGATGTCCATACAAAGTCACATATTCACCGTGATCGACATTACTTGTAGATCCTTCACTTAAAGAGCTACCAGCTTGATAACCAGCTACTGTAGCCTTATTATTATTGGTAGTGGCTTTTGAAACGTCCCAATCGCCTGCAACCGTAATGGTTTTGGTATCTCCTGAACCAGAAGCAGTTATAAGATTACCAACAAAATTTAATGTACTTCCTGAAGTTGATAATGATGAACCTTCTTCTTGCACAGTAACACCCCCACCACTGGCTGCTGCGAATCCAGCTTCACCATTTGAATCTACTGTCAAGACATGACCTTCAGTAGGAGTTCCACCATTATCTTTAAGAACTACATCAATTCCTGGTATTCTAAACTTGGTAATATCTGTGTTACCTAACGTGATCTCATTGCTAGTTGAATCACTTGTAGCAGCAGCATTATAACCAATAATTATATTGTTATTTCCTGTTTCTAAAGCATCACCAGCTTGATAACCTATTGCTACGTTATAGTCACCACCAGAACCATCACTAGTGCCACCAACTGCTCTTAAAGCGTGAGATCCCAATGCTGTATTAAAATCTCCAAAATACGCCAAACCCATAGATTGATAACCAACTGAGGTGTTATTTTCACCTTTTGTTTGAGCCATTGCGTCTTCACCCATGCAAACATTTTTACTTTGGGTAGTCAAACTATGACCAGCATTCAATCCCACAATCGTATTTTGTCCCCCTGTAGTCAAAGAATCACCTGCACTTCTCCCAATTCCCATATTTCCATACGCTGTAGTGACTGACTTTAAAGCATCTTTTCCTAGTGCAGTTGAATGATCTCCAGTAGTTATTGATGTACCAGCATCGTATCCGATTAAAGTGTTATTAACACCTTGACCAGCAGTAATAGCATCTCCAGCGTTTGTACCACCTACAGTATTTTTATCAGAGTCAGAAGTTAATCCACCACCACCGCCTGATGCAGCAGCAAAACCAGCTTCCCCGTTGGCATCAACTGTTAAAACGTGTCCTTCAGTAGGAGTTCCACCGTTGTCTTTAAGAATAAAATCAATGCCAGGTATTCTAAATTTGTCGATATTAGCATCACCTATAGTCACTTCATTTGATACAGTTGCGGAGCTTGCTGCTGCGTCGTGTCCAATAAGAATATTATTTGAACCAGTAGTAAGATCGTTTGTTCCTGAATTACCAGCATCAGTTCCAACTAAAGTGTTATCGCTACCCGTGGTTATATCTCTACCAGCTTGCTTGCCAATAGTTGCATTGCCACTTCCTGTGGTGTTTGCATAGAACGCAAGCATCCCTACACTAGTATTATCACTTGCTGTTGTACTGTTATAAGCGCACGCAGATCCAACGTAAGTATTACTACCTCCAGAAGTTGTACTAAGTGCCACATTAGCTCCTACAGCAGTATTTTGACTACCTGTTGCCACTTCAAGAGCACTAGTTCCAATTGCTGTATTATTCCCACCGTTGTAGTTAGTTTTTAAAGCATTATGTCCTACTGCCGTTGATCTCGTACCAGCATAATCTTTACCAGCTTGATAACCAAAGAAGGAATTATATCCTATAGCCGAAGTACTTACAGAGCTACCTGCACTTGTTCCCGCAAGTGTATTCTCTTTTGCGTCAGAATTTAAACCACCCCCAGATTGATCTACCCAATCAAGACCACCTGATCCATCAGTTTTTAATACCTGATCAGCATTACCGTCTGTATTAGGAAGAGTAAGAGTATAACTAGCATTTGCACTATGAGGTGGGGATGCAATTTTTACCCCATGACTATTTTGAGAACAATTAAGCTGTATATAACCATCTTGAGAACTACCATCACCTTTTGCGATTATTGCAGCATTTGAGCTACTAGAATCTGCTGTTAAACTTCCAGAAACTGTAATTCCAGTGCTTGATGTTTCTAATTTTATTCTAGCCGCCTCATCTGTATCAGATTCATTGGTGGTATTATTAGCAGCATGATATAGCTTTATACTGCCCGCAGGGGTAGCTCTAATCATACTATTTTGATATGGTGTTACTACGTTTAACTCACTTGTGTGTAGCCGTAATTGTCCAGTGCCAGTGTCTTGAACAAAAGCGTTAAATCCGTCATGAAATATTTTAAAATCTTGCGAATCTCCCAATTCAATTTTTTCACTATCAGCCATTTGAATAGTATTCGGAGCAATAGTTTGATCTGCTACTAATGCAACTATTTCACTTGCAGTCTGATCTGCGGTGGCTGATGCCTCTATACCATCAAGTTTTGTCTTTAACGCATCAGTAAAATTGTTTTGTGTAAGACCACCATCTCCAACAGAATAAGTTGTGTTTGTGTCTGTAGAAGCAATGGTGACAGTATCATTACTAGCATTAGTTGTAATAGTGACATTACTTCCAGCAGCGATATTTAAAGTATCAGTGGTACTATCGGCAGCTAGTGTATCTTGACCAGATACTGCAACATTAGAAAAAGCATTTTGATTTGTGTCCCCACCACTACCAGCAGCAGACCATTCAAGACCAGTTGCAGTGCTGCTATTAGCCTTTAGAACATAACCATTAGTACCAACAGGCAAGGCAGTAGGGTCTCCTGATCCATCTCCAACAAGTAGTTCACCTTTACCATCAAGGTCGCTGTTCATAACAGCCCCTGCTGCATCTACGTTAGTTGCGTCTGTAACATCAGCAGTAGCTTCAATACCATTTAATTTTGAATGATCAGCATCTGTAAATACATTTGAATCTGATGCAGAATCGACTAAACTTCTTATTTCTGCTGCCGTCTGATCAGCAGTCGCACCATCTTCTACATTTATCATGGTGCGTAAATTTGCTGGTGTTATCTCTTCTACAACCCCTGCACCACTAGAATCTCTACCTAAAACTCTGTCTGTTGCTGATACGTTTTGCATCTTGGCATAAGTTACAGCGTCATCTGCAATAGTTAAAGCAGTAGAACCAGTGACATCACCTGTATGAGTTGCGTTAGTAACTTTAGCTGTATTTGCTGCTATTTCGCTATTAATAGAGTTTGCTAGTTTGTCAGCAGTTATCGCATCATCAGCTATTTCGGAGACTGTTAATTTATTAGATTGTAAAAGAGTTTTTATTTCACTAGCTGTTTGGTCTGCAGTAGCTGAAGCTTCTATACCATTCAATTTAGTATGATCTGCATCAGTAAAAGTATTAGAATCAGTAGCTGCTTCTACTGCTGCTGCTATTTGTGCAGCCGTTATAGCTCCTGTATTACCATTAACTGATAAAACTTGATCTGTAGGTGTTAAAAGTTCCGTAAAATCTGCCATTGTGCCAGCAGTTCCACTATTTCTTACATAAGACTTATTTTGATCTGATCTGACAACAATATCGCCTTCTTGGGTTGTAAGTGCTAAATGTGCAGATTCATTTGCTGCTGTCTGTACAGTAGTCAAAGCTATTTGATCTACATTAAAAGTAGTACCAGATAAACTTAAACCCGTTCCAGCCGTATAAGTTGTATCACTACTATTTGCATCAACGTAACTTTTTATAGCTTTAGCAGATGCAAGTGTATCATCAGAAGAAGAAACACTATTAAGGTCAGTATCTAAAACTCCAGATTTAAGATTATCTACTTCAATATTTGTAATAGTATTATTATCTAAATCTATTGATTTATTTGTAAGCGTTTGCGATCCAGTTGTAGTAACCATATTAGTTACTTCAGTATCTACATAAGCTTTAACTGATTGTTGTGTTGGTACTTTAGTTGCACTATCTGATGACATATTATCTTCATCAACAACAAAACTCATTGAGGCAGTTGTACTATCTGTATTCATTACCGCACCAGCAGCGTCTACATTTGTTGCGTCAGTGACATCAGCACTAGCTTCTATACCGTCTAACTTGCTGTGGTCTGCGTCAGTAAATGCGTTAGTATCTGAATTTGCCTCGTAAGCTGTTTTTATTTCAGCGTTAGTTTGATCTGCGGTAGCTCCTGCCTCTATTCCATTTAGTTTTGTATGGTCTGCGTCTGTAAATACATTTGAATCTGTTGCAGCCTCAACAGCAGCCCTTATTTCTGCATCTGTTTGGTCAGCAGTTGCATTACTTTCTATACCAGTTAATTTTGTTTTTTCTGCATCTGTATAAGCGTTTGTATTACTGTTATTCTCATATGCAGTTTTAATTTCACTATCTGTCTGATCAGCAGTAGCACTTGTCTCAATTCCATCAAGTTTTGATTTATCACTAGCAGATAGTAAACCTGCATTAGTTGTATCTACTAATGGTAAAGTTGCATTATCTCCACTACTAGAAGCTAAAACTCTTGTGCTAGGTGTATAACTTAGATTAGTAACACTTGATTCATCTGCGTATTCAATAGCATTAGCAGAACTATTAACTTTCAAAAATTTATTTGCAACAAGATTAGCAGGTGTATCTGTTAAAGCACTAAATGTAGTTGAACCTGTTGGGCCTTGTGGTCCTGTTGCTCCTTGTGGTCCTGCTGTTGTGATCTCAACAGTAGTAACGTCATTTACCTGACTAACGACAACTTGATTAGGATTGCTCATGCTGTGTAACCTTCACTTATAAATAGTGTACCTTCTAAATAATATTCTTTGTTGCCTGATCCATCTGTTAGTAATACATCATATTTTAAAATTTCAGGCGTAAAATTTGCAGTATCAGTATCAGAAAGAGAAATATCAACAATTCCTCCTGCTCTATTTGTATAGGTCACTGTAAAATCAGCATATTTTGTGGTTCGTGAATCATCATAAACCTGTGCTGCTACTGTAAATCCCGTAAGATTAATAGCGGAGCCAGTAGAATCTTTAAAGCTTAAACGTAAAGGAAAATCTGCTCTTCGTTGAACAGTAAAATTCTTTTTTCCAGGAATAACAGCCATTAGCTACCTTCAAGTACAGCCACTTTAGCTTCTAATGTTTCTATCTTAGCAACTGCTTCTTGTAATCCTTTCATTAAATATGTAACCATTCCTGAAGGATTAAACATATACTTGCCTGACAGTTTTGGATAGGCTTCTGGAAAGCTGCTTACCATATCTTGTGCAATAAATCCTTTTGTTTTTTCTGTACCCGCAGTATCACTAATAAAATTAAATTTTTGCGGATTTATATTTTTAAATAGTGTTAAAACTTCTTCATTCCAATCTTCAAAATTTTGTTTTAAAGTTCTATCTGAAGGTGCTGCATTAAAAGAAGTTGCCGAACCAGCTGTTGATATAGATCCAACTGGCCCTGCAGCAGTAGTTTGAAATCCAATAGCTATTGTAGAACTAGCACTATTCTGAGTGCAACTTATACCAGGTCTATTACCATGTAAACCACCACATTGAATGACACCTGAGCCATTAGTATCATATACTGTAGAATCATATTCACTTGTTTGTCCGACCATAAATATACCAGTTGCATCTAATCTTGCTCTTTCCGTGGAATTTGTGGTAAACACTATTGGTGCAACGTCATCTGTATTTAATTCAAGACTTCCTGTACCTCTATGTAATATTTGTGATCCCGCATTTGCCGTATCTTTTCTAATAAGTCTTAACCCATAATCTGTATATGTACCATCAGCAATTAAATCAATAACAGCATCGTCTGAATCCCCAGTTGCTAATATATTTAAATCAGAGTTTGCTCCTGTAGGGTGTTGTATAGTTAAATCACCTGCAACATCAACACCTGTCTGTTTAAACGTAGCAACATTAAAAGCATTACACGATGTTCCTATTTCATTAGCAGCAGACCTGAAAAACCCTGTATTAGTAGAATTACTAAAAGTATATGAAGGGTTTGAAGCTGTACCGTTAGGCCCAAAAAAACTACCGTCAGTAAGACTTATAAAATCTATTTTGTCACTTGCATTGGCTTGATAAAACGACATTTTTCCTTCGGAGGCATCTGCATACCACATATATTTGTATTTAGTTGATGGCGCACCAGTATATTCGCCATTATTAGATCTTAATGCTCCAAAAATATCATTTATATCCTGTCTTACAACTGAACCCGAAGCATTATCAACTACAAAATCTGCTGGTTTTGCCATTTTCTTTTTACTTTTTTTCTATTATACTACCCTTCACCATATCCGAAAGCACTATATGTAAATTGCCTTGGCACGAAACTAGAACCATTTTTAATACTAACAACAAAATTACTTGAAGTAACACTATCAATAGTAAAGAAATCACCAGACTGCATATTATTAATATTTATAGCTATTACTGGTTTAAATTTTTCTGTACCACCACCTACAGCACTTGTTCCTAAAAAGAATTTTTTATTAAATGTAACTGTAGTCGCCTCACTTGCTGAACTTGTTAAAACACCATTTGTTGCACTGCTATTATCAATACTTCTTTCAGTTCTTGGTCTAAATAAAAGATTCACACCTAATTCTTCAATATCTATATTTTCATAAGAACTATCATTATTAACTAAAACTTTAAAAGATAACATTCTAGCAGTTATATCCGTCTTGCTGAAGGTTTCAAAACTTGTACTCGCAGTACCTGTTGTACTTTTTGCGATTTGGAATGTTAATTCTGGAGTTTTATCAAAGACTACTGTTGAAGTTGTAAAAATATCAGGCCATGTATCCATATTATCTGTATAAGAATCCCATAAAGTAGCAGTATTAAATCCTGATTTTTTAAAATGCGGTTCTACATGAACTTTAAATGCGGCTCCCAAATCAATATCATTTGCAGCAAAAGTGTAATTTCCTGTAGAGGAAATACCTGATGTAACAGCATCAATATTTGCAAAGGTTGTACCATCTGCTAAAGCTAAAGTATTAAAATCTGTAAGTGAATCTATAGTAGTGCCACTTATAAGAACTAAACCATTGACTGTACTATCTACTGTTAAATTTACTTTTCCCCCTCCAAAACCTGGATTTTCTCTTATTTGTGCAGCAACAAGATTTTCTGATGTAATCGTTCTATTTACCACAACAGAAGTTGCACTCACTGATTCATTACCTACAACATCTATAAAACTTACAAAATATTCACCACTTTGATAATCTTTTATTATTGCCTGATCTGAATTACCATCTAGCTCTAATAACAAGTTTGCATTTTGAGAAGTAGCAGTACCATCAGATACTAAAGCATATTTAATTTTAACCTTACCTCCAAACAAGACATCTTTATCAGTTGCACGATCCCATATTAAAATTAAATCATCTTTACTTTCTTCAAATCTTAAATTAGATACATTTGCTGGTGGTGCAGATAAACCAACAGCATTAATTGTTCTAGTAGAAACAGATTCACTTAGTAAAATTGTAGAGTTAAATGTTCTAATAGAAAATTCATATGTACCAGTTTGATTATTTGCAATTATAAATTGATTATCACTAGTGTTTTGGACTACAGGATCACCACTATTATGTTTATAACTAATTTGGTAATTTCTTGCCCCATCTACATGGGCAAAATTTAAAACAATTCTACTTTGCGCTCTATTATTAACAACTACAAGTTCTTCTTTTAATTCTTGTATTTCAGGAGAGGGTAATGTATCAATTAAAGTTGTAGGTTCTCTCCCTATTCCGAAAATTGATGTGGCAAAATTATCTATATATGTATATTTGTTATCGTCATAAACGACTGCTGTAATTGAAAAAACAAAATTATCTTTCTGTTTTATATTAGTAATCCTATATTTTCTGTGTTGAACATTACCTGTTTTTACCGCCCATATCGTACCAGCTTGAGGTAGTGGATTTAATGCACTTGAAAGCGTAATGGTACTTCCACTAACTGTTTGTATTGTTTTTTCTTGTACCCCACCATTTTTATCAATAATTAAAAAACTATCTCCAGCAATACCTACACTAGTATCTGTACTGTCATCTACTACTAGAACTGTTGAACTTGTTACTGAATTAATTCTGCCACTAGCTCTTATAGTTTCTCTAGTTCTATCTGCTATTTTTATAAGCATAAAAGGTTCCAGTATACAGGCAGCTTCTAGACCACAATCAAAAGAAACTATTTCAGATTCAAAAGTAGAACTATAAATTATTGAACGTCCAAACCTTAAAGCTTGATCTCTATCAGTAGTATATAAAGCTTGAATATTAGTTTGATTAAGTCCAAATTTTTGAAAAGAAGTTTCTTCTCTTATTGATACCTGATCTAACTCCTGTATATCATTATTGAAATATGAAACATTTACTTGTGTAAATTTTTTATCTTTTTCCGTTCCAGAATAACTAAAAATACCATCAATTACATTTGCATTTGTAAACAGATATGAAACAACAGTTTCAGGTTTATCAAGAGCAATCTTTAACGATCCATTTTTGTAGTACAAAGTAGCTCTCATCAAAGCAGCAACTTCTCTAATTATTTCCAGTGCTTTTTTCCTGGTTTTAATGACTCCATTAAATGAATAACGTGGTTTTCCGCTATTACCAAAGGCTGAACAATAAAGACTTGCTGCATAAAAAGATGCTTTGTCAATTTTGGTGTCTTCAATGTTAAGACCATAATCTTCAGTTAAAAGTGCATATAAAATCCAAGCTGGATCCGTAGTCCAAAATTTACCAGCGGACTGATTTCTTGTGCCTGTTATTGCAGCAAATACATAACCAGATGGATATATAATCCGTCCAGTATCCGCAGTATCAATAGTAACTCCAGTTGGGATTCGTACTTTTATACCTCTTATAAAATATTTTCTTTGAGGAATATTTGGAAATTGTTCTGCAGAATATCTTAATCCTATATATGCTGTTTCAGAAAAATTAGTGTTTTCACTAGGGATCACACCCTGTAAACGTGCAAATGAAAATGTAGTAAATCTTTTTTGCCCCTCTTCAAGAATATTATTACCGTTTGGATCGAAAGGATTTTTACCAATAGCACTATCAGCCCTAAATTCTAAGTCGTCTCTTAGAACTTCAACTGTTATCGGATAATTTAAACTTCTAGCAGAGGCAGTTTTATAAATACTTTCAGGTATTTCTATTCTGTAATCTTTACTAAAAGGTCCAACTGAAATACCGTTCATTTTATATTCCTTATTTGCTAATAAACCACCAGCAGCACCTCTTAACCTAATACGAATCAATATATTGTTAGGACCAGCAAAGGGTGGAAAGTTCACAGCAAGTGCTATTGAGGTCACGTCATCAGGACTAATTTGCCTTAAAGAAGCCCAATTCAAAGTAACTATTGCTGCTCTTGGAGTGTTGTTTATGTCTGTACCTGCGTCTAACGTACCAGTGACTTTATTTCCTTCTGGATTGTTATTATGTTTTACTTCACCAGGAGTCAGATTGCCGGCTAACCTCAGTTCATTAACACCTGACATAATAGGCTGATCAGTCTCTCCAACCCTTATTGCTAAAGATGTATTTTGTATATTTTCAACACCACCTGCCGTTCTTATAGCTCGGCCATCCATAAAAATATCTTTTTGAGCAAGTTCTATATATTGTCTTTCTTCTGTAGAAGTAAATTCAGGATCAGTTGCACTAGCTGGCCTTAACATACTTGAGGGGATACTAATATTATTCTTTGAAGGAGTAGCAAAACCTTCTATTTCTGCACCATCAGAAACCAAATCTAAAAGCGTAACAAATTGCTGTGCTTTTAAAAAACCATTAGGTAAATTTTCAGATAATTGAAAATCTTTATTGCTTATTTCTCTTGCCATATTTTACGAATTGTCCGCTACTGTTACTGTATCAGCACCAGCACTGATCACAATAGAACCAACTAAACATTCACCAAAAACTAAGGGTGACGGGCCACCAGCTTTTGTAGTATTTGCTGTTTGATTACTAATAAAAGATTCAACTTGTGGATCTACAGTTTGTTGTGGTGGCACTGGAGCTAACAAATCAGCCACAAAAGATAATGCTCCCATTGTTAGAGCAGCGTAAAAAGCTTGTAATGAAGTTAAAGCTGTATTAAACCAACCACCAATTAGTGTTATAAAAAATGCTTCAAAAAAGTTACCACTTATCATTGGTATTAATTTTATTTCTCCTTCACCTTTAAGAACCATATTTTTAAACGTAATATCACTGTTATTCATCTGAATATTATAAAAAGCTTCTAATAAATGTTTTTGACACTGTGGATAGTTTACTTTTAAAAAACTATAAATCTGATCTACATTTGATACATCTGCTTCAAATTCTTTAACTCCACATAGTTTTCTAAGTGGGCCATATAGCTTAATTTTTTTCATCATGATTCTGTCTCCATAAAGTACCAATTATCGTCTTGTATAGAATAAATATACCAATCCAACATAAATATCCTACAGTTATCTTTATCAGCTTCTGAAGGTTCTGCACTGCCCTCTACATGAGAATGTATGACAGCTAATACTTCAGCACCACTATCTTCACAGGCAGCATAATCAACAGGATTTAATGCAAAAGTAATTTCATCTTCCAAGCCAGATGCAATATTTTTACAAGGCCAGAAAAATTCAACACCATCTTTTTCAGCTAACAAACCACAACCTTCAGCAGGTTTACATTCTTGTAAATATTTTTTAGCGTCTTCTTTCCAAATCATTGAAATACAAAACTACCAACAGCAGGAAATCTATCTTTAGTTATTTGTAATTTTGGTAATTGTAAATCTTCAAAATCAATACTATTTACAAGTTCAAAACTGCATATCTGATTATTTTCTATAATTTTTTTATTTATTAAAAATGTTTGTTGTTCTAATTCTTTCGTCCGGTCTGCCGTTCCAAATGGATTTGTACCTGTAAAGTTAGCATCATCTAAAAACTGTGCTAGTGTTCTAATTCTTTTTACTTCTGCTCTTTGTAAATCATTAAATGCAGTAAAACTATTTACTAACTCTATCAAGGTTGAAAATACACCAAGATTATTTGCGAATGTCAATGTAGGTCTTGCCATAATTGTATTATCACCTGTCTCAAAACCTTCAGCTTTACAAGCAATTGCTGTATAAGTATTACCTTGCCATATAAGATTTGTATTTATTTCATTTGTGCCATTATGAAATCTATATAAAATTTGTGGTGGATTATTTGAATCATAATGAACATTTTCAAGAAGACTTAGTTCAAATAACTCGATAATGGTAAAACCATTTAAACTCTGTAATTCCTCTACGGGTATTGTCATGATTGGAATACCTCTTCAAATGTTACCTGTATTCTAGCTCTATTTAAATAAGGTATAGATTTAGTCCATTGCCTACAAACAAAAAGAGAAGAGGTACTCTCTCCTGGCGGTGTAAAGTTAAAACTAGCTGTATCTTTGGCACGATCATCTAAAAAATTCTCTATTGTATCTGCACTTGATATACCTGTGCTATTAAAATTATCCGATTCTGATACCTCAAAAGTTAATTGATATACTTTCGGATTTTGATTTAATCCAAAATTAGCTCTTGAAACGTATCCATCTCCAAATTGTAATTCAGTTGTCCTTGGTGCGGATCTTTTTTGTACTCCATAAGTAGGATTTATAGAAGGAAAAGTATTAGTCATTATGAAAGTAAACCTCCACTACGTTTTTGTTTGATTATTTCTAATTGTATTGCAGTGGCTAAAGCTTCACCAAATTGCTGTCCATCACCATCACTTTGTACAGAAGAACCAGAAGCATCTACGTTTACGACTACACTTGTAGAACCGCCAAGAGCATGATTTGGTGTAACCATTCCCGAAACTCCTGGTGTAAATAACTCTGGTCCTCTTTCTCCCACTAGGTATGTCTTGCCTCCTTTTATCGGCCCGCCATCTGCTGCTCCACCAGCAAAAGCTGCGCCTAATTTTCCAGGTAACTTACTTAGTAAAGAATTTACACCAGCTTGTAAAAGAGTTCTTTGAATTTGTGCAAACACACTACGAGCAACTTCTCCAAGTGTTTTGGTTCCTTGTATCGCTCCTTCAATAGCATCAACAATTCCATTTTCTATTGCTGATCCAATTTTTTGATATAGCTGTTCAGTTCTCTGTAAATTATTTATAAGACGTAATTTTTTACCTATTTCTTCTTCGGTTAAATCTGTTCCTTTATCCTTAAACTCTACTATTTTTTGTTCTATAGTTGCTTGTTCCCTACCTACCTCTAAAGATCTCTGTAAAAAAGCTATTCGTTTATCTAAGTTAGCTTCGATTGTTGGATCGGTAGTACCCCCTAATAAACTTAGATCTCCTCCTAAACCTTCTCCTACTGCTCTAGATATTGACCTTTTCTTTGCTTCATTAGTCAGCATACCTGGTACTACTTTGCCTCTATCTTTTCTGGTTCCCCTTTCTTCTAAAACTATTTCGTTGAATCTTTTTAGATCAGCACCAGACAGACTTCCCTTAAAATTTTTAAATTGTGAAGGGATAGTAAATCCCGACAATATTGTATTTATCGCGTTTATTCCTGGAAGTATGGCTTTGGCTAATACAGCTTGGATAGAAGCCCCTAGTTGACCGAATGTTCTAGCTAATTCTCTAGAGGATTTTCCTACTTCTTTTAGACGTTCCAAACCTTTACCGCCTAAAGCTATTGTCAGTTCTCGGGTTAATAGTTTGTTAAGCTCCTGTTGCTTGCCTAGTTTTTTAAGTTGTTCTGCTCTTTTTTGGGTTGCATCACTGCTAAATAGTGATTTTTCTGTGACAGTTGCCAGTGAGGTTTCTACATTTTTTAGTCCTTCTCCAAATGCTTTAACACCATTTATAGCATTGGTTATCTGCTGGAGTGCTGCTGTGGCTGCAATACCTCCTGCAAATCCACCCATTTGTCCGAACATTCCACCTATACCACCGCCAAGACCGCCAGCCAGTGCTCCTAGCGGTCCTTGACCAAATAGTAATGGGAAGCCTCCACTTATAAGAGCACTTCCAACGTCAAATCCTCTAGTAGCTCCAAATCTATTACTCATAAATCCTGTAAACCGATTATTCATGAAGGTTCTTCTACCTTCTGCATCTCGTGATTGTCTATCTGATAATCTACTAAAAGCTCCTTGAGCAGTTATACCTTGTGAAGCCGATAACTGTCTTTCAAGTTCGTTTTGCTTTAAAAGCTCCTGAGTTTGTTTTTGTTTTACTTTTAATTCATTCTGTTCAATCTTTAACTCTTCCATTGCTAACTTTCTCTGAGTCTCTGCTGCTTTAAATAACTTCTGATTGTCTAAGACAGCAGCCTTGCGTAAATGTGATCTAGCTTTATCTACTTTTAACCCTTGTTCTTCTTGTTTTTGTATTATGTCTCCTATTTTACGGGTTTGGATCATAGATGCCCGTTGAGCATCTTGCATCTTTAGCTTCTTTTCTTCTAATTTCTGTGTCTGAGCAGATATTTTTAACGGTTTTGCTAAATTTTGTCTAAAAGTAGCTACTCTTTTTTCGAGTCCTTTTAACTTGCCCTCTACTTTTGAGGTATCTAAGGTTATATTTACGCTGTAATTTGAGCCAGCCACCAAAAAATTAGTCAGATACTAAAAGTTTAGCGTACCTTACGCATTTGAGCTTGTTTTCGTGCGTCATCGTATGCTTTTTTCTCTTGTTCAGCTTTTATTTCAAAGTATGCGTTCCAAGCAAACAATTCTTGGGTAGACATCTTTTCTCTTATTTCTCTGTGCGTATAACCTAGTTTTTCCGCTATAAAAAATTGTAAAAATACGAAACTATCTTTTTCTAACTTAGCTTTTTACGGCATCGGGGCTTTCCTCCTCGCCCACTCCCTGCATCTTAGTCATTATGTCTAGTAGGACAGATAGAGGTATTTCTCTTCTAAGTGCTGGTAAATCTCCTGATGAAAACATTTTTACACCTGATTCATCTTCGGCTTTTGTAACAATAACCTGTAGTGCAAAGTCAAGACTACCTTCATCTTGACCCTTGTTCATAGCTATTAGTGTACTGTTTATGGTATCTCTATCGGCTATCGTAAGAGGTGTCCAAAATATTTTAAGGACAAGCTCATCTCCCTTAAAAACTGAGTAACTACTACGTTCTTCAACACTGAAAGCCTGTTTCAGTTTGTCGATTGCTCTTACTGGTGCCATAAAAATTTGTATTTATTCTTGTAGTATAACTCAACCGTAGACACTCGGCATATTACTTGTAAATCTTTTGCTCGTTCCAATAAATGCAATATTTATGTCAGATAGTATTACTTTGTTTTTCGTGTATATTCTGTACCACTGTGGAGTGTAGGTAAAAGTTAAGGGGCTTTTTGCTGTTCTTCCTACATCTTCATAAGCTATTATTCCCAAACCATTTACAGGAATCTTTGCGTTTTTGTTATTTATAGTAAATCCTGCGTAATTTATCTCGTTTCCTATGTAGACAGGTTGCTTCAACGATGTAAATACAGATTTTTTCTTTACAGGTACTCTGGCTGTTGGTTTTGGCACAGGACCACCTACTTTAGAGCCTAGTTCAAATCTAAACTTACCAACTTTTTTATTTACTACCTTTGTGGGTTGTACTGGAGTTGTAGATATTTTCCAGCTTTTAGCAGAGCTACCTGTCCACCAAGGAGCAAAAAATTGTAGTTTGTAAGCTATTTCAGCAGCAGCACTTTTCTTTGCTTTTAGTATATGATCTTCAAGATCCTTTGTTAGAAATGATATATCTCTAGCCATTAGCAGTAAATGTGCAAGTTATAGCACTTAAGAAGTGGCTATCTTGTTCGTTGTTTACAGTGGTCGGTCCAGCTAATTGAGATACACGGGGAGACACTGCGAATTTATCTACATAAGTAGATGTGTTAACTGATGTAAGTCCTGTTATAACTGATTCGGCTACTGCTGATGCACTTCCTGTTCCTTTGTTTTTTGGGGTCATTACTCCACAGCTTATGGAACCAGCGTAATATGTCTGGGCTGCTCCTTGAGGTTGAGTTGTGGCCTGTGTAAAGTCTAGGCTGACCATTACATATTTTTTATTTAACCCTGGAGTGTTGAACGGTGTATTGTCAAAAACTACAGTTACAGTAGGGTCTGCGTCAGATACCGCATCTTTTATGGCTGTTTCAAATGCTGCTCGTGCGTTTACTAAAGTCATTAGAAAATAACGTCAATGCGGAACAGGTATTCCTGTCCTCCTTTTAGTGTGCGAATATCTGTTATCTTTGCTCCTCTTGTCGATCCAGAAAATGTAAGCGTTATTTCATCTTGGAGTAGTGGTTGGTTGTTTCCTATAAGATCAGGAGTTATGTATAACCTTGCTATGTTTTCCTGAAACCCTGATTCTTCACTGGACTGTACAAACTCTATTGGAACTTTAATGGTGTAAGTTGTATTGACTGTATGGAACTCACCTGAGTCCGCGTCATAGCTAGATACACCCTTTCGTGTGTAAATAATTGATGAGTCTAATGAGTTCCCAAGTTGAGACACCACTTGTTTGGCTATCTTCTTTAATGCTGTGTCTAGTTGTCCTGCCATTAGCCTCTAACCACCCTCATTTGGAAAGCTCCTGCTCCACCTAGCATATATGCTCCAAGATAACTTTGTAACCAAGGATATTTGTCCATAATATTGTTTACAGTTCCAGTGCCTTGACTACTTGTGTTGTACTTAACTTGAATATCACCTAGTTTTACTTCCTCAATATTTCCGTCTGTACCTGTATTGCCTGTCATAGCATCTGTTTCATTTGCCAACGCTCTGGCTAATTCGTATTGTGCGTACTTGATGTTATTTGGAATAGAAGTACAAGCTAGTTCAACGTCATCTACTTTATAGTTATTTCTGGGAAATTTAAGTGCCTGTCCGTTATCGCATCTATCTCCATAGAAAATAAAACTATCAATCCATCTTGTAGCTGCTATTAATGCTCTGTTCTTTTGATCGTCTGTTTTGTTAGTCCAGGTGCTTGAATCTGGAACTGTTTCAAAGTATGTATTAGCTTCTGCCAATGTGACATAGCTATTTGCACTAGCACTTGATAATGTTGCTGTTATAGTAGCTGCCAC